TAATTCTTCTGTAGGTAGTCAGTTACGTACTGATTATTATCAAAAGAAAGCCCTTGTTGAAGCAGCAAAAGAACAGTATTTTGGGCAACTAGCCGATACTACTTCTATGCCTAAACATATGGGTAAAACTATTAAACGTTTTCATTATTTACCTTTGCTTGATGATGCTAATATCAATGATCAAGGTTTAGATGCTAATGGTGCTTCTTCTGATTTTGAATCTACTATTACTGTTTACCCACCTGATGCTAGTGGTGATTCTTTTGGAAGTCCTACATATGACCCCGCAGGCATTATTAATGGTAATCTACTTTTTGTAGGTAATGATGCTACTGTTGATGCTACTGCTATTACAGCAGCTAAAACAGCTTTAATTGCGTGGGCAGAAAAAAATACAAATGCAGGTGGTTTAGGATTAACTACTGCGGCAGGAACTATTGCTCAAAAATATACAGAGCTTACTACTACAGGTGGTGCTTCTGCATATGATCTTGGTTATCGTTTTACACTACATACCTCTGTACCTGGTTATGGTAACTTATATGGCTCTTCTAAAGATGTTGGGTATATCTCAGGTAAGATGCCTACTCTTTCAGAGTCTGGTGGTACAGTAAACCGCGTAGGTATGACTCGTATTGAAGTGGAAGGTACTATTACTAAGTATGGTTTCCATGAAAAATACACTAAAGAATCAATAGATTTTGATACTGATGCTGAGCTTGAAATGCACATTAACTCAACAATGGTTAAAGGTGCTAATGAGATAACTGAAGATCTATTACAAATAGATTTGTTATCTGCTGCGGGTGTAGTTCGTTTTGGTGGTAGTGCAGTTAAAACTTCAGAACTTACTGGCGAAACTGGTGTTGAGTCTGTAATTACGTATAATGATCTTATGCGCTTAGAGATTGATTTAGATAATAATAGATGCCCTAAAAATACTAAGTTAATCTCTGGTTCACGTATGGTAGATACCCGTGTTGTAAACGGTGCTAGATACATGTATGTTGGTTCTGAGATGATTCCTACATTGAAAAATATGAAGGATAACTTCAATAACCAAGCCTTTATTGCAGTAGCTAAGTATGCTTCAGCAACTAACATTGCTAGAGGTGAGATTGGTTCAATTGGAGGTTTTCGTATTATCACTGTACCTGAAATGATGCATTGGGCTGGTGCTGGTGCAGTTGCTACAGCATCTAATGCGGGTTACAGAGAAACAGGAGGTAAATATGATGTATTTCCTTTACTTGTTGTAGGGTCAGGCTCCTTCACTACAATTGGTCTTCAGACAGATGGTAGAACTGTTAAATTTAAAATTAAGCATGTTAGACCTGAATCTGAAATTTCATATGCACTAGAGCAGTTTGGTGAAACTGGTTTTATGAGTATTAAGTGGTACTATGGGTTCATGGCTTTACGTCCTGAACGCATTGCTTTAATTAAAACAGTTGCTGAATTTTAATAGCAATATCTAAATTAGTACCTCCTTTACAGGAGGTACTTTTATTCGGGTTTCACCCCGATCAACAAGATAATTTAAGAGAATAAAATGACAGAAAAAGCTAAAGAAAAAGAAACACTAAAAAGCGAATTAGACCTTTTAAAAGAAAGAGCTAAATTATTAAATATTTCTTTTCATCCTAGTATAGGGTTAGATACTTTAAAAGCTAAAATAAATGAGCGTTTAGCAGATACATCTAACAAAGAAAAGAGTGAAATTCTTCATGAACAAAAACCTGTTACTGAATCTCTTGCTGCACAAAAAATGCGTAAACGCAAAGAAGCTTCTAAGCTAGTTAGAATTAGAGTTACTAATATGGACTCAGCTAAAGCGAAGCATCCTGGAGAAATAATTACTGCAAGTAATAGCGTTATCGGTACATTTAAAAAGTTTGTTCCTTTTGGTGTGGATGAGGGCTTTCATGTTCCACAAGTTATTGTAAACGTAATGCAAGAAAGAATGTTTACACAGCATTACTCTGTTAAAGGTCCTGATGGACAAAATATAAATAAACACAGAAGAGTTAAAGAATTTAATATTGAAATATTAGATCCACTTACACCAAAAGAACTTAAAGACTTGGCTCAACGTCAAGCTATGGCAAATAATATTTCTGATCAATAGGATTAAGTATGTACGTAGTAGGTAATGCAAGTACTTTTAATTATGTTTTAGGTGCAACTGCTGTAGATTATACAGGGGTTGCTTGGGATATAGCTATTGAAGAGCCTGATGGTACAAGGACTTACTATAATGATATTCCTGGAATAGTAAACCCAATAGTAGATACTGTAGGTTCTGCTTCTTTTACATTTACACCTACACAGGCTGGAGTACATACAATTATTTTAAGTGTTGGTACTTCAACACTTAATTCTATAAAGCATAAACAATTATTTTCTGTTACAGATGTTACAGCTAATACAGAACTATTCGTGGAACTTGCATAATGACTGCTATAACTACAGCCGATCTTACAACTAAAGCTATACAAGGTACAGGCGTATTTGATGAGTTGATGGAAACAACTCAAATACGTCTACAAGCAGAATATTCTAATAATCGCATTCGAGGTACAGAATACTCTAAAGTATATTTAGGTGCTATGCAGGCTGTTATGCAGCAGTCTGTAGCATTTCTTTTAGGTAAACAACAAGCAGATGCTCAAGCAGAATTAACTAAACAGCAAACACTTAATTTAGTAACTGAAGAAGAAAATATAGTTAAGCAAGGATTATTATTAACTGAACAAGTATTAAAACTTCAGCAAGAAATTCAATACGGTAAAAAGCAAGAATTACTTATTGATGCTCAAATACTTAAATTGGAACAAGAAAACTTAGTTTTAGCTAATGATGTTGCAAAGGGTAATCAAGAAATTTTAATTGCAGAACAGCAAGTTATTAAAGTTACTGCAGAAGCTGCTTTGGTAAATGAACAGGTAAACCTTACTAAACAAAATACTCTTAAAGCAGAACAAGAAGTTCTTAATTTACAACAAGAAGTTTTAAAAGCTGTACAAGAAGTTTTAGTTATGAAGGAACAGGTTAAAAAAGCATATGCAGATGCATTATTAATAAATAAACAAGTAAGTAAACTTGAAATAGATACTAATAATGCTGTAGCAGAAGGAACTACTATTGTACGTAATCAAGAAAAATTAAAAGCTGAACGAGAATTATTAGAACAAAAATACTATTCAGAATTATCTCAAATAGCTGATTCATTTTCTTATAGAGATCCAATCTCACAGCTTACTACAGGTGGATATACTGTGGCTGGTCTATTAGGTAGACAGATGAGTAAAATAAATGCAGAGAATGCTTTGCTTGCAAATAAAAGTAATACTGAATTAGCATCTATAGCTGATGTAATTAATAATAAACCTGTTGCAGGTGTTATAGGAAAACAAAAAACTTTATACCAAGCACAGACTGATGGTTTTGCTAGAGATGCTGAATATAAATTAGCAAAATTATACTCTGAGTCTTGGAGTGTAAGACGTTCAACTGATGAAGCCACAGGAGCCAATGCTGCTGCATTAGGTGATGCACAAGCAGCTACTGTACTGAAAAAAGCAGGAGCAGGTATAGGAGTTTCTATAAACGCTACAGCTAATATTTAGTACTTATTATGGGATGGTTCTCAGATTCTTATGATGTAACTTCACAAGTACTCAGTACACCACTTTTCCCTGATAAACCTTATACTGACCCTGTACAAAGTGGCATTATGCAAAGTAATGTCAAAGATGAGCCAATAAATGATAAGATGATTCTTGCTCATACAGGGAGCTTTGGTCCTAAAGTAGAAAGATTATTCCGATTTGCTCAAAGAGGAAAATATTACTATGGGCTTCCTTCTGGAAGCCTTAAAGATACTACAGTATCTATAAATGATACTGCTGAAATTCTGTCTGCAATTAATACTGCAGCAATAGAATATCTAAATTCAAATGTAGTTTTACTTCAAAATATTGAAGCAAAAAATCTAGATATATATACTGCAGCTAAATACGAATCTGATCATTATTATAATTTATGGTTTAATTCCAAACAAATAAGTGATAAAGCTTATACAGACTGGCAAAATTATTTAGGTACACAACTTATAAAAGATGCTTTAGGGACAGTATATACTACTGCCCTTGCTAATACTTCTACATGGAATACAACTTATTTAGCTAAACTAGCAATAACAAATGCTGCTGAAGCTGTATATATGCAATCACAAGCAGATACTGCAGTAGAAATTTCTATCTCTATCTCTCCTGTTATTTCCATAACATCAAAAAATATTGCTAAAGCTGATCCAAAACAACTTATCTATGAACATTTACAAAATAAATATAAGTTTAATCCAGTAACAGGTGAGTTAATAGAAGACCCTTATGGCACAGATAGGACTAGATATTTATTTGGTTTTGATGTCATTAGTCCTACAGAAATTTTAATAACATATAAAGATGTACACTATGATTCTTCTCCTGTTTCCTTTAGTACAGAAATATTACCTTTTACAGAAGATTCATTAACTTATCACATTGAATACCATATAACCAATAAAACTCCAGTAATTGATATGTACTGGAATTATGAAATAGCTTCAGGAACAATACCATTGTTACAAGGAGGAGGAATATTAACTGAAAAGTTTTTCTTTTATCCTATGATGCCTATACGTGTAAATGGTAAATTCACTAATAGTTACCCTAAAAATAGCTATATACGTAAGTCTACAACAACAGCATTAAAAACCATCAATATGGATATTAATGTTATTACAAAAGCTATAGCAGGAAATCCAGGTATAGGCGTAATAGATGATGTAACAGTAGTCTTTGCCTTACATGTTAATACTCAAGAACAATATTCCATAGAGTATTTTTATACTTTTTTTAAAAAACTAATTCATGATGGACATTCTGCATTATATGTAACAGAAGGACAATATAACGTATATATGCAGTTTTCAGGTATTTCTGAAACAACTATTACAGGTGTAATTGCTCCTCTGCATAATTATACATCTTCAATAAATACTGGAGCTAAACAGTTTATATTACGTTTTCAAGAAACAGCTACTACTTATAAGCAGCTAATAATATATAACTTAACTTTAAGAACTTCTGTATGGAGTAGGGATACCCAAACATTTACATATACTTTAGCTGCGCCTTATAACGATGCTTTTCGTATCCCTGTAAATAACGGTGTTATTAGGCAAATGACNAAACGTAANAGTACNNTNGTACTNTANGATNCTGCACAAATAGTTACATANACTNTAGANGNAACTGTTNTAGGTTGGTTTAATAATAGTATTTTTGGTCTTATTGTTAAAATTATTATAATTGTTGTTCTTGTAGTNNTTGCTATATTTGTTCCTCCTGNTTGGGGAGCTGTAGCTGANTTAATNGCTGNNGCNGCTNTTTCAGAAGCAATTAGTTTAGCTTTAGATGTACTTNCTTATATTCTTACAAAGTTNTTTGGTGCAGAAATTGCTGGTTATATTGTTCTTGTNGTAGCTNTCGTTGTAGCTNTANTAANCTANAAAAGTNCTANTGACCTTATGAATGCTATAAAAGCATTATCTTTAGTTACTCAGTTTGCTTCTCGAATTTCCTCATCAATTTCTTCTGGAATATTAGAAAAAATAAAAGAAGATAATGCTGTATTTTTAACTGATAAAGAGATAAAGAATCAAGAACTTAAAAAAGCAGAACAACTGTTAATGGGTCCTCCAGGCTGGTTACAAAGCCTATGGTTGCCTTATGAATTAAATCCTTCGCAATCACCTACAGATTTTTATGTATTAAAAACAACAACTAATATGGCTGATGTAGTATTAAATGGTCCTACTAATTATGTAAAACTTGCATTGACTTTGCCTAAAATTGAGAATATAAATCAAATATCTAGAAGCTATTCTGACAGAATAGATAAACAATCAAATAAAATAAAGTAATTTAGGAGCACTTATGGGTACAGATTATTATTTAGCATTACAAAAACTACTGCAAATGCCAGATACAAATGCGTCAGGTATAGGACTAGATTTTGGTGCAAATGGTACAGGTGGTTTAGGTTCTGGTCCAAACGCATTTGACTCTAATCAGCTATATGACCCTTCTATTAATGTAGGTGGTGGTACAGGATTCGATTATGGAAGTGCTTTAGGAGCACTAGGTACTGGTGCATCTATAGCATCTAATTTAGCTAAAGCTTTTGGATCTATTAAATCAGCTAATTTAGCTAGAAAAGGTTTTGATTTTTCAAAGAATGCTTTCTATAAAAACTATTATAGCCAAAAAGAAAACTTAGCTGCCAGAGAAATTAAGCAAAAATTCGCTAGAGATAATTCTACTGTTGCAGGTGGTAATAGTAGCTTAGACGCTCTTCTTGCAGCTAATAAAGCTAAGTATGCTGCACTTACAAACTAGGAGTATTCTATGGCAAATCCAATTACATGGAGAACTGTTACTGCACCTGATTTATCTTCATATGTTAATGCGGCAACAAATGCATATGATAGTTTAGGTAAAGCAGGAGATAGTATAACTAACGATTTATTAACTAAACAGCTTCTTCAAAAAAAACTTAATGATGCGGCTTTAGCTAAACAAACCCAAGAGGCAACTAATGCTATTCAAGCTAATATTGCTTCTGCGAGTAATCCAAATGAACTGGCTGCAGCTATTCAAGCTGCTGGCAATGCTTCAGGAGATCAGTCAGGAACTATTAGTTTAGGTGTTAATAGAGCTAATCAGCTTAAAGCTGATATGGCTGCTCAACAAAAAGCAAAAAATGAAGCTATACAACTAGGTATTGAGAATGTTAGAAAAGATAAAAAATTAGCTTTAGAGACATTAATTGGTAACTCTACTATTAATAAAAATAATAGAACACCTTCTAGTGGTAGTATTAAACAGCAAAGGCTTGATCTAGCATTAAAAAAGTTTGATGTAGCTCAAAAAGATAAAGCTGTTGAAGCTATTAATGCTAAAGCAGAAGGTATCTTAAAAAGTATTTATGGTACTTTAGGGTCTGCTCCAGAAAAGGCTCAAGCTGCTGCTGCATATCAAACTTTACTAAAAGAATACCCAGATAACCCTGTTAAAGCGGCTAATGCCTTAAAAGGTATGATTAGTCCTCCTAGTTTCCTTAGTAATTACTCTTCTTTTGATAGTAGTAAGTTAAAACCTACTTTAGATAATATATATAAACAAGCAGCTTTAGCAGATAAAAATAATAAGCCTCAACCTCAACCTCANCCTCANCCTCAACCTCAACCTACAGTTAAACCTCAACCTACAGATAAACCTGCTGAAAATACTAACAAAGAAATTAGAAAACGTGTAGGAGTAGCTAAAGATAAAAGAAATCCTAGATTTAACTATGATGAAAATGGCAACATTATTTTTGATACACCACCATTACAAGCGGCTGTTAAATCTTTTGTAAACTCTTTTTCTACTAACTTAAATAAAAATAAAAATGCTTCTGAAACACTAAGGAAAACATTACAGAAAAAGGGATATGATCTTACTGGTGTTAAAGAAGGTTCTCCAAAATGGAAAGCTATTATTGGAGATGCCTTTAATTAATAACTAAATACTTTACTCATGGTATTATGATTTCTTTTATATTGCCATGAGTAAATATCTATGTCAGATAAGCAGCAAGAACTTTTGACAAAATCTTTAGCTAAACGCCAATCATTACAACAAACTAGTGAACTAAAGAAGCTTTCTTTAGGTGAATCTATTACAGTACCTAGTAGCTCAATTACACCTAATGATGGTGATTCAGGTAAAGTTGCTGGTTTAGATAGACGTATTAGATTTGCTCCAGTGAATCCAAATAGTGCTTTAGATACTGCTGAAACACTCCATGGAAATACTCCTAATTATCTTAAAAATTATAAGCATAGACAAGATCTTGCTAAGTCTTTTGATATATCTCCTTCAGTCATTTCTGACTATACATTAAATAATGATTTAGCTTTAAAAGCTAAAAATAATTTAATAAATGCATTAAACAATGCTGGTAATGTAACTCTTACAAACACTAAAGTAGGTGAAAATAATAGATATGTAACTACTGCTGTAGACAGTAAAGGTAATGATATTATTGCTCCTTTAGCTGCTTCTAGAGAAAATAATCAAGCATTTAATGAAAGCTATAATTTACATACAGCACAAGTAACTAAAGGTAATGAAATTCTTGCAAGAGAAAAAGCAAATAAAAATGCTCTTTCTGATGCTCAAGTAGGTACTCCTTTAGGTGCTATAGCTAACTTAGGAGCTAATTTAATAGGAGGAACTGCTAGAGTTGCGGGTAATATTGTTAATGCTCCTTTTGAAGCTTTAAGCTTTTTTAATGGTAAAGACCTAACTGCCAAAGATTATGCTTTAAATAAATCTATTGAAGACAAATTTAAAAAAGAATACAAAGACCCCTCATATATAGCCAATGATCATTTAACACCAGAAGAAGTAGCACACATAAGTAATGAAAAAGGATCAGATATTAGTAGATATGAAAGAGTAAATTTACAAAAAGATACAAAAGATATAACTAAAAAAACAGATGCTATTGTTAAATCTATAAATAGTATTGCTAATACAGGTGATAAAGAAAAAGCTTATAAGAAAGCCAAGGCATATTATGATTATGGTATTAAAGGAGCATTTAATGAAGGAGTAGCAGCAGTAGCTAAAGGTGACACAAAGCAAGCTATTTCTTCTTTTAGTCAAGCTATTCAAGGCGTTGGCTTAGGTGTGTTTAATACCGTTACTGAAGAACCTTTAGGTATAGCACAAGTTTTTATGGAATCTTTACCTAATATGGTTTTGGCTAGTAAAAAATTAGGTACTGCTGCACTCTCTGTTTTTACTGATAAAGCTGCTGAAGCTAGAGATAATTTTGTAAAAACCCATAAAAGATTGCCTAAAGGAAGTGAGGTAACTAAGCTGCTTTTATCAAATGTTGCTGCTACTGCTTTGGATATTGGAGGAGATAGGTATGTTCTTGGATCACACAAAACTATAGGCAAATCTGCTCTTGCAGAAGGTTCATCAGAAGCTATTACTACTGGATTTGAACAGTATTCTCATAAGCAAGATGCTTCTAAAATAGATCAGGGAGATGTATTCGCTTCAGGAGTTTTAGGTTTTGGTTCTGGTGGCTACACTTCTGGTATAACTAGCTTACCGAGTGCTACAGGTAAAGTAAAAGATAAAGCAAAAAAAGCAGTTGAAGAAGTAAAAAAAGCAAACGAAAAAGTAACCAATATTGAGAAAGGTGATTTATCTAGTTTACCTTTAAATGAGCAAGTTGATAATTTACTTATTAACACACCTGATCCTAAAAAAAGCTCTTTAGAAGATCGTATAGCTCACCATAATAAACTTAAAAATGCTTATGTAGCTTTTGCTACTGAAGTACAAAATACTCCAGAAGTTAAAAATGAAGAGGAAATGGCAAATTTGCAAGATAATATTGCAAAAGTTAATCGCATGGGTGATCAGATTAATGCCTATAAACGCTCTCAGATTGATTCTAAGCCCGAAGATATAAAAACTGTTGTAGATGCTAAAGAGTCTTCTAAAAAGGTCTCAGAAGCTATTACACGCAATATAGGCTCTATGGAGGTAGGTTATGATATTTCTACTAAGGATGCTCAAGAATTAGCTAATAGTCCTCTTTTAAACGATTCTGAGCGTAGTAAAGTTAATAACTATATATCCACTAAGAAATCTATGGAAAACGTCAGTAAGGACGTTATATATGGAGGAAAAGGGTATATAGGTATAACGCAACACAAAGCTGCTGTTATGCTTGGAGTAGATGAAAATAATAAAGGAATTGCTGAAGGTGGTTTAACAAGATTTAGCACCTGGGTTAATCGACATACTAAAAAAGCAGAAGCTCTTAATAAGGTGGTTACTGCACTTAAAGCTGATGACACTGAAACTGCAAATAAGTTTTTAAATGAAGCTAAAGCTCTTCAAACTACTGCATCTACTGTAGAATTCAATTATGATAATCCTGTAGCATTTGAAAAGTTTGTAGGTACTGTTAATAATGAAGCTACTGCATTACAAACAGCATATAAAGAAGTATCTTCTATTGCTAATAGTAAGTTTGATACTTTAAACATACCTAAAATAAATACAGTAATATCTGAAAATAATTTAACAAATAAACCAAACGAAACTAATGCTCTAGTTGCTGAGTTAAAAAAATCTAAAGATGTAAATAAATTTACTGAAAAAGCTTTTAATGAGAAAACCTTTCCTTTTGTAGAACCAGATGTATTAAAAGCGTTTAAGACTAGATTACCTAATTTAGCTAAACAGTTAGACATACCTGTAGAACATGCATATGAACAATTATTAAAAGAAGCTACTTTAAGTAATCAAGGAAAAGCTGTTACTAAAAGTAATACTAGTGATGCAGTAATACAAGCATTTAAACCATATAATTTACCAAAAGCTATTTTAAAGGATTCTAAAGAAGTTGCTGGAGCAACTTTAAGTAATGTACTTAAACCTACTAAAAAAGCTACTGTATTTACTAAATATAGAAATGTTTTTAAAAACTTTAATAAGATTCCTGAGATAGCTAATGCACCTTTAGAACATAAAGAATCTTTAAAAAAACTAAGAGATTATAATACTGAATTTTCTAAAGTATTTTCTAACAAAGTTTTTACTACTGAAAACACTATGTCGACTAAAGTAGCAGGAACTGGTAAAACAAAAGCACAAATTGTTAGAAGTGATTTACTTAAAAAATTAAAGAAAAATCCAGCTTTATTATTAGAAAGTAGATATAAAGGAGTTGATTTTGATGAAAATGTAAAATCAGCAATGTCTTTAGCAAGCGTAGAGTTTTTAGTGTCTGATGGTGCATCAACTATATATAACAATATTGATGCCCAAAGAGCTATTTTAGATTTAGATAGTACTGACACAATACCTAGTGATGTCCGTGATGCTTTAGCTATTAGTGGTTCTACTAAAAATGCTGTAGCAAATTCTATAGGTAAAAAAGTACTTAAATATATTGGGTTAAAAGAGAACACTGAAGTAAGTAGGCGTAATAATCTTTCTAAATTAGAAAGTGCTTTAGGTAACTATGTTCTAGATACTTTAAATAAACAAGGTCTTGTTAAATTTAGTTCTATTGATGCAGATATTATGGCTAAAGGAGCAGGAAATAAAGGTAAAATAGACATAAACAATCCTACAATATTTGTACGCATAGCTACTATGCCTAATCCTGATAGTACTTCTGAAGAGATTCCTATTGCTGCTATATCCGATATTGTTAATACTTTTAAAAGTTCTGAAAAGTATTTAGATAGTATTTTTTCTACAGAAATGGCTAAGCAAATGCCTAGTAAAGAAGAGCCTACGCTTGAGCAAATATCTAATAAAGTACAAGGAACCAATAAAAAATTAACTAAAGTAGAGCATAAAGCTATATTAGATATGGCTAAAACCAAACAAGTTATGTCTACTAAGTTTAATAAAATAACTGACTGGTTAGGCGAAAAAAATACTAAAAATATTGCTGGATATATAGAAGATATAGAAAGTTTACATGTTACTCAACGACTAGGTGCTAAAGGAAAAAATCAATCTATTGATAAAAGTTTTCAAGATTTAAAAGAATTTAGAGAATCTGAAACTAGTAAAGGCGTTTTCTACTTTTTACATAAAGCAGTTAAACAAGGACGTATTCATATGGTTGGTGCTATAAACACTCAAGGTGATAAATTCCATAGATGGAGTATTGTCCCAAAAGAGTGGGAAACCACTCTTACTACGGAGTCCAATAATGGAAGAGATTTCTATCAATTCAAATTAGGTGTTATTGCTTCTTTTGGATATAAGGTAGAAAAAATACAGTCATTAGACGAAGCTACAGATATTTTTAATCAAATTATTGGAAAAAATACAGAAGCTATTATTGCTTTAAAGCACCTTAATTCAGATAATACTAAATATAAAGATGCTGTTGTTCAAGCAGTAAAAGAAGGTAAAGAAGGTTTTCATACTCTTGCTGGATTATCAGCTCTTAGAGACTATTTAGATGCTGATAATGGGGAATTTACAACTAATTTAAGTAGGGAAGTAGATGGCATAACTAACGGTGTTCTTATTGGTTTAGTTTCTTTAGGGACAAGTAGTGATTTTGAGAGTATTAAACCTAAATTAGCTGCAGCAGGTTTATATGAAGATCCTTCTATGGATTTTCCTACATGGGTAAATACTGTAGGTAAAGATGGTAAAGGTGTTAATGAAGATAACTATGAACAAACTGCCCGTATAGTAGTTAATAAAACTGATGAAGCTCTTAAATATTTTAATGATAATAATTCTACAAAAGATATAAAAAGCTTAAATCAATTTAAAAACAGTTTAAATAAAAATACTAATCCTACTGAAGTAATAAACACGCTTACAAAGTATACAGGAGAACTTATAAAAGATGGTGAAATTACGTCTGCAGGACGTAGTTTATTAAAGAATCCATTAATGATATTTTTATATGGAGCCTCTATTGTAAAAGTTTCTGAGTCAATAGCTGAGTCTATTTTAGAAAATATCTACAGTACCATGATGGAATATTCTGATGATAGTTATCAACTTAATATTATTAGAGAAGATTTAAGTAAATTACTAGGTAAAAATTTACCTACAATTACAAAAGAAAATGTTAGAGAGTATGCTTTATCTTTTAAAGATGAAAAGCAATTTATAAATCAAACAGCTAAATTATATAAACACACTGTTGGTGAAGCTATTAATGAAGAATTTCCTGATTTAATTAAAAATAGAAAAGTTTTTAATAATGCTTTTAGTGTTATATACCAAGCATTTGTTCTTAAATATAATAAAGAATTGGCTAAACTAGAAAAAGATGGCAAAGTTTCTAGAGAAAAAGTTAATAAATTAGTAGATTCTTTACTTGAATTATATCCTTCTGTAGATACTTATATGTCTACAGGAATATCTTCTGAGTTATCTTTTTTAAAAAGCAAAGAGTCTACTGATTATACTGAAGATTTTAAAACACAAATTATTGTAAAAGATAAATCTAAAGAACCTATTAGAAAATTATCTATGAAAGACTCTGGAGAAATAGTAGAGTCTTTTATATCTGCCCCAAAAACATATACAGGAAGAGGTACATCATTACAGTTTACAGAACCTGGTGTAACTCCTGGAGTTTTAAATACACAAAATCACGATACTATTCCTATATATCTTACAGCTAATGAAGGTGCTTTTTTGGGCGTTCATGATGCTATTTTTGCAGGCATTCTTGATGCAGAATTAGCAGGTTCAAAAATGAATAGCACATTTACTAAGGGACTCTTTAGTCATGATTCTTTTGGTGCTGCTAATAAGTCTTTAACAAGAACTATAAATGCTCTAAAAAATGATCCAGAATTAATAAATGAATTAAATAAACTTATATCTAAAGGTAAAGGGAATATTTTTGGAAGTGATTTTATTGAAGATGGTAAAGCAAAATACTCTAATATTGAAGAATATCTTACTTTTTTTGCTGCTAAATCAGAACAATTAGAAACGTATAAACAAGAGACTATAAATAGAATAGGTGCTTCAGGTAACTATGGTGGTATAGATATGTACTTACCCAAAGGAAAACCAGTTACAAAAACTAAAGAAGAGTCTCTAAATGATATTGATCAGTCTATAAAAGATTTTATAGCTAATCAAATGAAAGAAGCAAATGAATTACCTAAAATAAAATCTAGAGAAGATGCTTTAAAATATCTTTATGTTGGTTCTAATAATAAAGCTAAACCATTTGATTTTTCTGGATCACCTTCTGAAATTTTAACAGCTTCTAATTCTAAAAAATTATTTTCTAATCTAGAAAAAGTACCTAGTAAAGTTAAAGATTCTGAAGAACATACTGAACACTTAAAAAATTTACTTGATACTTTAATTAATAAAGTACTTACTCCAGTTAATTTATTTATTACAAAAGAAGGGGACACTACTTATGGTCAAGTATCTCCAGATTTTAAAAATATAGGTATAAACGTATCTAAGAATATTTCAGCTAAATCAAGTGGAATAGTTATGTCACCGCAAACAGTATACTTACATGAGTTAATTCATATTGTTACTGGTGAAGCTTTAAAATCTAATAAAAATTATCTTATAACTCGTAAGTTACGCAAGCTTATGGAGCACGTAAGAAAAAATATTTCTGAAGATCAATTAAAAAAATATGATTATGTGTTCAATAATACAGAACATACATATGTTGAATACACTAACTCTTTAGGTGAAAAAATAAAAGATAGAGTAAATAACGGAGTATTAGAATTTTTAGCCTTTAGTCAAACAGAACCTGAATTCATAGATATGCTGTCTAAAGTGCCTAATCTTGACTTGTTATACTCAGAAGGTTCGTCAATAAAAAGCAAACTTTTCACTATTATTAATCAAATATTTGATTATTTTAATGAATTACTTAAAGGACCTAATGCGAATACAGTAACTAATCAAATAAGTTCTTTGGTTAATAAACTAGCTTCAACTCAAATTGAACAATCTAATATACTATTTAGACAGTTTGAAATTACCGATGGTATGGATTTAAAAGCTATTCAAATTATTAAAAATAGCATAATTAATCCATTACATAAGTTAATAACCAGTGAAAGGGTTATTAATAGTAAAAATACTGTTATCAGCAATTTATCTAAAACAGCTAAATTATTGCCTAAGACACAATTTGTACATTACAAGCGTGTAATGAATGAAGTTTTATATAGACTTGGTTATACAGAAAAATCTCTTATATCTTCAATATTAACAGAAGCTGCAGGAAATACTAAAGATATTCGTAAATGGCATACCTTACTTAAAAAATCTAACAAACTTATTGATCAATTAAGAGATTCTGTTGCTGCAGAAGTTTCTGAATTTGTACTAGAAACCTTCCATACAAAAGATATCTCTAAAAAAACCAAAGAAGCAATTACAAAAGTATTTATTAAAGGAGATTTAGATTCTCTTTTAGATGATTATGGCTTAGAAAAATTAGCTAATTTATTATCTAATTCTAAAGATCTTTTATCTGAAATAGCTAAAATAGAGCAATTATTAAAACAGAAAAAAGAAGGCAATTACTATATTATTAATGCTAGAAGCTTAGGTAAATTTATGGTTACTAATCAGCATGAAGTATCTATAACAGGTATGACTAATGTAGATCAAATAGCTAATTTAGATTCTGCTCAAGGTACTATAGCTCCTGAAGAAAATATAGAAGAAACTAAAAAACTTTTAACAAAACTCTCCAGATTATATGCTATTAAGTTTTCTGATAAAGCTGATGTTGATTTAGCCTCAAAAATCCTCTCTAAGGAGCTTAAAGCTGATCAGGTAAGCAATGGTATTACTTTTACATTAGCGATGCATAGAGAATATAAAAAAGAGTATTTAGATAATGTTCTTGGTGGTAAAACTAATTTAGTTATTGATGGGGCTATTAAAGAAATTTATAACCCTAATTACTCTGTTCTAATTGCCCCTTTAAAAGAGGCAAGTAAACTCATTAAATCGGGGTATAAACGTAGCGATAGACCTCTTGATAAAGATAAAAACGATACTTCAAAAGAACCTATGTATATATTTACCTCTTCAGTAGGTGGAGTGAATACATACAATAAAATGATAGTTTCTTTAACTAGTAAAGATGCAAGCATTTCTGATGTATCTACAGGATACTCTACAGATGAGGGACATAGAAAAGTATTATCTAAAGAAATTAAATCTAAAAACTTTAAAGCAGCTATGCTTGCAGAAGTTCAAAAACAACGTAAAGGGCTTATTACAGCTACTACAACATCTAATTCATTAGTACCTATATATAATGCAAATAGAAAAATTGTAGGACATAAGTATCTTATGAGTACAAAGGATAAAGAAAACTTATTAGAACAAAATAATACCTTTAATTTAATTCTTGGCTCTATGAAAGCTAACATTGTTGATAAAGTAAATACAGAAAAAGTAAATAAAGAAGCTGTTGAATTAGCCTATGAAGACTATAAAAAATATTATCAAAGTAATCCAACCTCTTTTGTAAATATAGGTCCTAATAGTACTGATAATGAGTATAAGGAACTATTTAAGCTATTGCCTAAAGAAATGAAACAAGATATTAAAACTGCTTGGGGTAGTAATGATTTTTATGTAAGAAGAGAGTTGGCTAAAACAATTTTTGGATATAGAAAATTAAGTATAACTAATTGGATTAGACCAAGTACTGACATGGAAAAAACGCAATTTAAAGTTCTACGTAATATGGGGGATAGTTTATATAAGCATATAAACGTAGGTAAAGTAAAACATATAGAGAATGTGTGGCAAGAGGTGATTAAAGCTGCCAAAGANNNTATTGTTATTAAAAATNTTTCTACATTANNAGGAAATATTATTAGTAANAANTGGTTATTATGGTTATCTGGNGTAAGTAAAAAAGATATNTATGATTATCAAGTANCAGGAACATTAGCTGTACAAGATTATTTAAAAGAATCAAAAGAGCTTTCTAAAATCAATTTAGCTTTACGTCTTAATCCAAATATTAAAAATAAAGGTAGCTTATTACGTATAAAAAATTCTTTACAGGATTCTATAGGAAAAAATCCTATAAAACCTTTAATTGATGCTGGAATATTTCAAACAATTGTAGAAGATATTGCAGAAGATGAGTCGCTATATACGTATAAAAGTAAATTGGATAAACTGCTTGATCCATTAATTAAAAATACACATAAAGATGTTATATCTGCTGTTAAGTTAGCAGCTCTTACCCATGAAACACAGGCATATAAATTTCTTAAAGATGCAACTCAATTTAGTGATTTAGTAGCAAGATATGCTTTGCATCAGCACAATTTAGCTAAAGGTCTTTCTGAAGAAGAATCTCTTATAGATATAGTAGATTCATTTGTAAATTATGATTTACCTACGCATCCTTTAATACAGTACGGTAATGATATGGGTTTTATTATGTTTTCTAAATTTTTTATAAGAATACAAAAAGTAATAGCTAAAAAAGTAGGTAAAGCTCCTGCTAGATTTATAGGATTTAACTTATTAGAAAATTTAATAGGAGATCAATCTGATATATCAGATTCTTTAGCTACGCCCCAAGCAATATATAATAAAGCAAACTTGCCTATTAATACTGTTGGGGCTATTGTTACTGAACTACCTACTGTGAATCCTTTTCTTTAAAGTATTCATATGTGGATATTACTAAAAATACTGTCATAAGTACTAATAAAAAAAGTGCACCTGCTGCACTAGCACCTACAAATAATCCTAATAATAAACATACTGAGGTTGTTATTAATAATGTTTTACCTAGTATACGCATAATTATTAACTAAAAATACTAGTATTATCAGACTCATTAGAAGTTTCTTCTGGTGGGTCTGCTTGTACTTCTTCATTATCTACAGCATCTATTTCTGCTTTTCTACTTAAAATTTCTTCAGTTACCTCTGTTTTTACTGGTTCTGAAATTTCTATAGTAGCTGAGATGCCTTTATCTCCTCTACCTGCTGAAATATTTACAGAAGTTTCACATTTTTTAATGTCTAAACCTTGTCTTTGCACATAGTCTACAAGTGCTTTTTTAATTTCTTTATCGTTTAAAGTAATGTCCATTTTTGTCTTTTATTGGAAATATTAAAATTTCTACTCTAGGGTTATATTTATCTACAGAACCAAAAGATTCCGTAGAACGTACTACAGTCAAATAATCATCATCAGGTAATTTTTTTAGCTCTACTAAAGCATCTTCAATAAATTTTTTATGTACTGAAACTACATTACCTAAATCAAATTTTTTAACTGTTTTAGGAAATACCTTATAATGAATACATACCATATGCATCTCAGGTAATTTTTCTATCTGCTTTGCTACAGCTTTTTTATAGTTTATTTTAACTTTATTAAGAACGTGGAAATGTGTATTCCTATACACGTTTAAATTTAGTGTCCAAAAATCTTTAGAGTTTTTAAGCACTCGTAAAGGGGATATTATTTTATACACATGTTTTCCTTAAATAATGCCTTATACAGGCATTATTCTTGTTTTATGTAAAGTTTATATAACTAATTATCAAACATTCCTGTAGTAGGAGTATCTGAAGGCTTTCCTAAAAATGCTTCAGATACTCCTGAAGCACCTTTAACTGTACCAGTCTTTTTAGCAAGTCTGGTAGTTACCTTACCTTCATATTGTTCCTTCCATTTTACTAAGAAATTTGGTTCAGAAACTCCGTCAGATTTTTCTTTTAAAGTTAAACCAGTATCTGAATCGAACCATTTATTAAATTCATTAAATTTTCTGAACTCTCCAGTACCTTGTTCATAATTACTTTCTTTAGTTGTTTTTTCATCTTTAACATCTAATATACCTACAGCAACAGGTAATTTAAGAACGCTAGTAAATACATCTTTTTGTGCATTTACCTCTTTACGTTGAGTAAAATCAAATACTTTAATAGTTTTCTCTTCAATTTCTTGTTCTCCGATACCTTTATCAGTAAGACTATTAAAGAAAGTATCCATTTGTGTATATCCAGGTAAAGGCTTCATATCTTTGCCTTGACCATAAGTGAATTTACCTTCTTTGTTTGATATATATGTTGTTTGACGTATTACTCTACCTTCAGTAGCAATAGCTAAAACAACATGAAGAGCTCCACTAGGGGCTTTATCTAGATATGCCATATCTACAACACCTTTGTACACGCCTGCTGGTAAAGTATCTCCACCAAGTGAGTCACGTTCTTCTTCTTTTTCTACGCCAGTTGGTAATGCTAATTTATTCATTTTGTTCCTATTAATTTAAGATTGTTTTAGATAATTTACATGAGGCTACTTTTCTCTTTGGAATAGTAATTTCCTCTCCTGTCTTAGGATTCCGTCCTTTACGTTCAGCTCTTTCTTTAACAGATAAAGTACCAAAACCAACTAAAGTAATTGATTCTCCATTTTTTAATGTAGAAGATACAACGTCTAAAAATTTATTTAATACTTTAGCTGTTTCTTCTTTAGTGAAGCTACTTTCTTTTGCAATAGCATTTACTAATTGTGCTTTATTCATAAAAATTTCCTATGTTATTTATAATATTCATGCAGTCTATTAATTACATGAGCTATATCATTATCAATAAAAGTTTCATTAGTATTCCACATACCTAATGATGCTCTTATTCTTTCATTGACAGTTTCCTTGGTCAATTTTGTTTGATATACATACTTAAAACCAAGTAGTTTCTCTTCTTCAGTAATGTTAAGTAAGTCAGAACTGTAACCTTCTAGTTTTTTTAAAGCTACTTTTTTTGAACTTATTACTGTAGAAAAGGCACTTTCAATGCCTTGATTCATTAAAGAGCCTTTAACTTTTACTAATGTTTCTGAAACCATTTCAGACTCATTAAGCACATCCATAGTATGACCAGTAAAAATAACATCTTTTGTTGATTTAGCTACATACTGGGACATGAGGTTTTTAAAAAACTGAGCGTAATCACCCCATGCTTTCATTCCATTGGTTGCAGTTAATACATGTACAGACTCAAACATATCCATCATATAAGTTAAACTATCTATAACTATTGCATGAATTTCTTTATTATTTTCTGCTTTAAGAAATGCCTCATATATTTGATAAGGATCTGTAATTACATACTCTTTAAACTTACTGTTGAAAGGTAATCTTTTACCTGCTTCGCAGTTTAAATACATAACTCCTGTAGGATTAGGTATATTGCGTAAACTTAGACTTTTACCAGTAGCAGATTTACCGCTGATAAGTACTAAGTTTGTATTATTACTCATTTATTCTCCTAGATTACGTTTAGCAATAGCTTTAGTTGCTGTTACTAATATTGTAGAAAGTACTTCACTTTTATTTAACTTATTTGGTATCTTGTCATTTAAAGCTAATACATTATTTTGAACAGAATCAATATCTTGACCAGAATCTACTAAAGCTAATGCATATTTAATTAACTGGTTTGATCTATTACCCTCTCCTGTTCTATTTATGAACCATCTTTCTAAATTAGATAGTGATTGCGTGTCTAGCATTGCTTTTTTGTTATTCTCACACTTAGCAGTTTTAGGAATAAATTCTAAAGCATTTAATAATACTCCTTCATTTGTATAATATTTACCAGCATAAGTTTGCCACTTTCTAGATCTTTGTGATGTAGCAGTATCTACTGTAAAAGGTAACCAGTTAAATATATTTTCCATAAATTCTTTAAAATCAGTAGAATCTAGCTTTAACTCATGTGATATAGGTAAAATTAATCTAAATCTATTCTCAGTTTCTGTATGTCTTTTAGTAGTATGAAGTAGATATGTAAATTCTTGCATAAGCAGCTTTACAGTAGAAATATCTACACCACCATCTACATCAATTACTACCATATTAAAACCAGGATTAGCATTATCTTCTGTTCTATAATTATTGACAAAAGTATGATTAGACCAATGTAATGCAGTAGATTGAGTTAGCTTATGTAAATCTTTAAAAGAAGCTCTTTGTGCTATATAGTTATCAGCTAATTTAGTACTGTAAGATAAAATTAAACTATCTAAAGAAGTTTTCTGTAATGATTCTCCTTTCAAAAATTCAATACCATCTATAAAAGATTTTTTAATAATAATATTATTCTTGTAACCATACGCTATTGCTAAAGTTAGCATTTCACGTTTTTGTGCTTCACTACCTTTATAAAAAGGTAAATCTTCAACCATATCTACATGAGTTACTTCTTTACCTACTGTAGATACATAATTAGCTAATTTTACATAATTACGTTCTCTAGCTAATATTTTTGTAAAAGCATCTCCAGAATCTTCTGCAAGTAATATTGCACTTTTTAGAATATCCTCTGTTATATAAGCACTTTTAGAAATAAATGCATAAGTACCTGCTAACTTTAAAACCTTAAAATATCTATGAGACATTTCTGCTTTACGTACTTCCTCATGTTTAGCATATTTTTCTGCACGTTCTTCACAGTACATTTTGTATTTTATTAAAAATACACTAACTTCTTTAGTCAGTAGAATGGTTTTATTAAAATTTACTCTATCAGCTAAATCTCCCATTGCTTTTGATAAATCCGTTAAATCTGTACTAACAGTAGGGTCAGTTAAAATATCATAAATCTCTTCTGCGGATACTCCCTTTGCTTTTGAACTATCTGTAATAAACCCAAAGAAGCATCTTCTAGCATATCCAGATTCTAAAGCAGTATCAAACTCAGCTTCTACTTTACCTCCATCTAGTAACTTAGCATGTGTACCAAACAACAGCATGTTTGTTGGTGTTCTTCCAATTATTTCTTCGTTACGTACATTATCACTAGTATTTTTTATTAGCTTAGGTTTGATTTTACCTACATCAAATAATTCTAAAAATGTTGTTAGTACATCTACATTACCTAATAAATTTGCACCGATTTCATCAATTTCCATATTCATTGAGCCAGCATTAGCCATTAAAAGCTTATGTCTCATTTGCTTAACTGCTGCGGTAGTTCCACTATCAAAAGATGATTGTAGTTGTCCTAGCTGTTCAAATTCTTTTTCAGCTTTTTCTAATTCATCAATATCATCGGTTCCTTTTTTAGCTGCTCTTTTAATAGCTAAAGTTTGTAAATTATCTGCGGCAATTAATGGAAAAGTAGATTCCATAAACTGTTCTATAAACCTATTTATTACAGATTCTTCAATAATATTTGTTGAATGTCCTTTACCAAAACCTGATGTAGCTAAATTTATTGCATACATTGATACTGGAACACTTCCTCTATCATGTGTTGCAATGTTACATCGCATCATAGATGCTACTTTTGTAAAGTAGTAAGCAACTAATAGTCTAAAAAAATGTTTATTAGTATTTTGTGTTTTTTTACACAAAATATCTACTAGTTTTTCTGAATTATCAAAATATTTTGCACCTGTTAAATCAAGCATCCCACTTCCTTTTACCTTCTACAGGTTTTCCTGCTAATAAAGTTTCTCTATCTACTTTTCCATTCCAAATATTAGAGAAAGCTGTTCTACTTTTATTAATGTTTAGTACTGTATTTAAAGAACTTATTAATTTATCCATAGGAATCTTGTTTTCGTGTTTTCTAATATTATTATTTTGTAACCACAATGAATGTTCTTCAACAATGTAATCATACATACACTGTGTAAATTTAGTCATATCACGTTTCTTGCGGTCTTTTTTTACAGATTCTTCTGAATCTATCCAATCTAATAAGCTATCCCACCCTCTTTCTATAATTTTAGGTACTTCACAAACCAGTAAAGGTACTGCTGTACTTACAACTGTTTTAGTTAATATTTGAAACATAAACTCTCCAAATGTTTTATATTCATAAAAGGGTACGGAGTACCCTAGTAAATTATTCTGCTAATAGTCCTGCATTTGCTAAAGAAATTCTTTGTGAACATATGCTATTCGCAGAGCAATATTTGCATCTTTTAGCTAAAGCTTTTACTTCTTTAATAATACCTACATGACCATTAGTAGCTAAAAAGTTTTGTGCATCTGACATGCTGTTAAAATTTTTTGTAGCTCTACCTGTTTTTTCAGGATTTTTATAATATTTATACTGTGTATCTCCTCTCCATAATTCAGCATCAGTACAATCAGGTATCTCAGATTCATGGGCATTAATTAGCCTATCTATTTGAGATAGTTTGGTTCTAATATATGCTTCTGTTTCAGCTAAAGACATTAGCTGAAATTTTTTTTCAAGTACTTTACTTTTAGGATAATTTTTATTTGTTTTAGCAGATAAAGCACTCCAATCAGTAAACACATATAAAATGCTCATGTCATCTGCAGTAATAATATCTTGGTTTAACCAACGATATATTGATCCTTGTAAAATATAATCAGAATCATTTGTTCCTTTTATGTACGTATATGTTCCTGTTGTTTTAAGGTCATTTACACGCCCTTGAAGGACTAAATCAAATTTACCTGATACATTCCATCCAAGAAGTTTTTTCGTGCTTCTCTGCTCAAGATATACAGGTATATCATCAGTAGATAAACTAGATAACTCAGGATTAATTTTTATATTATTTATAACTTTTTCTGGTAAACCTAGTGATTCCATAGCTTTTTTGTAGTTACTTGTCCAAGCTTTTTCTAATCCATCATGAATAGCTGTACCTAAAGAACTTGCCACTAAATCAGATAAATCTGATGTACCAGAAGCTTCTTGAGAAGCTCTCATCCCTAAAATAATTTGTTTTATTGGCTTTAGTAAGGTAGTTACTGAAATCGTCTTAGGGTCCTCAGTATGATCATAGAAATCACTAGCAAAAAATACAGCTAAAGCTAGAGGAATATCTGTGTTATTTGTTAGCATTATCCATTCTCTCTGGCTAGTTTATGGACATTTGACCCTACATAGGTTTCTATAATGTTTATAGACTCTTTCGACCAACCATATCCAGCAGATTCTTCAGAATCTAAAAAGCTTCTTAAAGCTTTTTCAGTTAAAAAATAATTTGGTGATACTGAACCATCACCGTTATTAGTTATTGTTAAGTATATTTGTACTCTTGTATTATTTTCTAGCATAATTAAATGTTCTATTCTTAAATATTCTTCTATACTCATCGGTTGTAGCGTTTTAGCTACTTCTGGAAAGTCATAAGTGTCTTTTAATAAATCGTATATTTCCTTATCAAAGGAAAGACCTGTATTTACTGTAACGCCATTATTACTATCGGTAGCAGAAACCATAAACATATAAATTTCCTTATGTGATATTGGATGCACAAAAATATTCTTGCTATCTGTTAGCATTTTCTATCTCTTGTCTATATTGAAACCATCCATTAAAATTACCATGCTTGCCTACCATAGGTGTAGCTACATGTTCAAAAGGGGATGAATGTCTTGGTTTAGAATGAATAAGTTTATTAAATATTTTTAATGCTATTGCAGATGATTTATCTATTTTTCTATAACTTACTTGGGCACAACAACTAGCAGAAATTTTTTTAGTTTTTTCAATATCAAAAAGATATTTATCCATATATGGTGTATGCCATTCACCATAGTTAAGCTTTTTTGGATTAGAAATTTGTAAAGCAAGCTGCATTTTACATGCTAATACTCGTATTTCTGGCTGTGCATCACTATGAGTTCGTAAATTAAACCAATTATTAAAATCAGTAGCAGTAACTAGCACCTTAATATATGAGCCATATTCAGTATTTCTATTAGCTAATTGTTTATGTACGCCTAATAGATAAAGCAAATATGATCCAAATAAGTTAATTAGAACGCCTATACGCCACAAACCAATAGCAAGCTTACGTCTTATATAGGGTAGTTCTTTTTTTGCTTGCATACCCTTCTGTGTGGCTCCCCAGTAAGAAGGTACAAACATATTTTTAAATATATGAGCTAAAACGGTCAATACTGGGATAGCTCTACTACTAGAAGCATTCCTACTAAAAACTCTATGAGTTAGTAATTCTGCATGAACTATTCTTGGATATTGTAATTCTAATGTAGTTAGTCTTTTTCCTTCTGGAGATATACTATCTGCAATTACCTTTGCTGTTGTTTTCATTCTTGGTTTTTCTCACTTGTATGTCCAAAGCCACCTTCAGCTCTTTTAGTAATTGAAGTAAAAGTATCTACTACAGTGAATTTTGCTTGAACTACTGGAACAAAAATCATTTGAGCGATCTTAGCCCCTACTTCAATAGTAAATGGATGTTTTCCTCTATTCCAGCAAGAAACAAAAACCTGTCCTTGATAATCCGAATCAATTAAGCCAACCAAATTACCCAAAACAATGCCATGGTTATGACCTAACCCTGAGCGTGGTAATAATACGGCAGCTAAGTTAGGATTCTCTATATAAATAGAGATACCTGTAGGAATTAAAATTGTTTCATTTGGTGCTATAACAGTGTTATTAGCTACCATAGCTCTTAAATCTAATCCTGCAGAACCTTCTGTTGCGTATGTTGGTAATTCAAAGTTATTTCTTAAATTATCATTTAATATTTTTAGCTGTACTTGTCCTATCATCTTTTGTATCCACAGTTATTGTTGCAAATTCTTCACTTAACTCTTTTAAAGCTATTACTAGAATATTGTTATTAATTGGTATTTGTGAAAGTGAAGGTCTTAATGCTCCTTTTACACTTTCAATTTGTGTACGAGTAGTATTCATGTATTTCTGCCATCTAGATGTTTATTGATAATATGCTTATTTTTACTATTTAAACCATGAGCTAATAATCCTATATTTATATAATAAGCTATTTTATTTAATTCTCTTTTTTGTGATGCAGAGGCGTTTCTAGAACTTCGTTCTGAAAAAGCATAGCAACATTTAAAAATTGTCCCTAACCAGAAAGGCATATTTTTATGTAAAATAAGATGGTCTAAGGTAGTTGCATTTTCTGGAATATCGTAGCAGCTAGTACCGTTGCCATCATCTTCCTTAGTTGAGGTATGTGGTATTTTTTTATTCATTTTAAATTCATTTATTAAATTGTGATGATGTTGTGTGTAATCTTTGTAATTTATAGGAAAATTCCATAAATTTATTGGGGGAAATTTATACTTACTATTCATTAGGTAGTTTATTAGCGCAATATACACACTTCCTTGCATTAATTGCTTTTAATCTGCCTAAAGGAATAGGCTCTTTACATAGTAAACAATCTCTGGGTTTACCATCCCAAGAAGTAAAAACAGTTCTATTAGCTATTTTAGCTGTTAAATGTTTTTGAATTTCTTTCTCTGCTATATCTGCTGCATCCATTACTAATACCTCTAAAAAATAAAATAGTAATTATATAGTTACTTTATTTTTAAAGCCTTTAAAATAAATTTTAAAATATCTTCTTCTGACAAAGTAAGTAAATGAGTGAGTACATCTGTTGGTTTACCTTCTCTGGATTTTATTACTTTTTTTATATAATTTTTGTAAGGTCTTTTATACTCTATTAATAATCCAATATCTATTAATGAACTTTTTAGAGTTTCTGGTTTATTTGACATTTTTTAAGTTTTCTTCATATAAAGTTTTTCCTTTAATTGCTATTTGTTTTAATTCCTTTTTAGATATTTTATTAGGTAAAGTAATACTATTACTCCAGTTAGGATAAAAAATATCAGATTCACCGTATAACTTAACTTGATCATGCTTTAATTCTTCTAACTCTTGCCAAGCCATACATTCAGCTAAATTTTTATTGAACCAATAAATACAATCTAAAACATCTAAAGCTATATAATATAAAGCATCATGAATTAATGCTATTGGTTTTATGTATAAAGCATATTTTGAAGCTAATACTCTTTTCTGAAATTCTATAGCAGCCAAATTATTTAACATACCATACGATTGTCCTAAAGCATTACCTGCAGTTCTAGATTCTGCTTTAGCTTCTCTAGGTGTATATTTATTATTTAAAACTGTATTTTTTAGTATTGGTGTTCTTACTCTTAAACCAAAAGCACAAGTTACATACCCTAATTTACTTGCTTTAGCTAATTTTTCTTTTACCCAATCATCAGATACTTTATACATTTCATGATAATTATTTTCTATGCTTTTTGCAGACTCTTCTGATAAACCTACGTTATGCATTAACCCATGATATGTGCCTTGATAAGTTAAAAGAAATGTTGGTGCTTTAGATTTTTGTCTAAGCTTTGGATATTTCTTAGCTATAGAGTTTATACTTTTTACCGTATTAACTATATCGGGCATCTGATCTTTAAAATACCCATAAGCTCTAAGACAATGACCATCGTAATTATCAGTATAAACTTTTAGTTTATTAGGGTCTTTAGTTGTTAAAGCTGATACTCTATCTTCTAAAGAAGCATAGTCTGCTCCTAACATTAACCACCCTTTTGGAGGTTTAAAGCATTTCTTTATGGCTTTTCCATAAATAGAGCCACTTGGAAGATTTTGTAAATTAGGGTCACTACTACTTAATCTTCCTGAAACAGTCCCTCCAAGGTTAAAATTTCCATGTAAATAATATATGCCATCATCCTTTTTAATAGATCTTTCCTTAAAAGCTTTTATAAAAGTGCCTAAAATTTTTTCTACCGCAGAAACCTCTATTAAACTATTAAGTAATTTAGCTATTTCTATAGCTTCCTGTTTAGTCATTTTTAATGTCTTCTTCAGTTAAATTATGCTCTAGCATAAATTGGTTTAATTTCTTTTTTATAATTTTACCTCCTGTTGCTGGTAAGCCAGTATCTGTAGTATCTGTAATTTCAAAACCAAGAAATTCATAAAGTAATTTAGCTAAATCTTTACTAGAATTAGGATTAAAAACTACATGTTCAAATTGATCAATTGTTTTTACAAGCTTTTTTAATGAAGCATTTTTCTTTAGTAATGCACATGTTTGTAATTCTTTATTAAACATTTTTATTAATTTACTATTTTTTATAGCATTCAAATGTTTATCTCTTATATCTGTTAATTCTTTGTCTGTATTTAATACTTGTGAAAAATCTAATGGCATTCCTGATAATTCTGTTTGTAATAATACTTTTACTGAAGGTATGAATATTTTATTGTATATATCTAACTGATCGTCTTTTATCAATATAGGCATATTTTTATTATAGGTATACCAAGTACACAAACAATCAGTTAAATTATATTTTAATAAGGCATTTATAGGAGTTTTTCTAATATCTTTAACATCTTCAGCATAATCCCCAGCATACTCATGAGATTGCTGTTTTAAGCCTAAAGAATTTCCTGCGCATGAGTTAGTAGCTAAATAACTAATAATCTTTGTACAGGCAATATTCTTGGTCATTTCTTCTAAACCATTTAGTAATCCTTTTTGATCCAATAGATCAGACATAAATAATTCATATAAAAGCACCTTAGCATCATAACCAATATTATGATAAATAATCTTACCTTTATATTTTTTAAAGAATTTTAATAATAATTCTTTAATTTTATGATTATCTTTTTTACAACCATAATTAACTACTTTATCTATTGTTTTTGGTATTTTAAATTCTAAATAATCTACACAAAAAGCTACTCCATTGTTTTGATCCCAAGCAAAAGCTATAGTACCTATGCCTGCTTTATCAAAATCTAATGAAAATGCTTCAATATCGCACGTTAAAGCTTCATATTTGTGTAAGCTATCTAGTGCAGTAGATATTTCTCTAAACGTCTTAGGATAGGCTTCTGAGTGGATAATATCACTACCAAGTTCTGTATATGTACCTAGAATATAGTCTGAAACAGTATCAATAGATATTTCTATTTTTGATTTTAAATCTGGATTATAAAAAAGTGCTTGATAGTTAGTAGTAACTACACATTTAAAACCATAAGAGCTATCCAAAATATAACCGTAGCTTGGTTCTACTTTTTTTACTTTAGTAAGTATTTTAAAATAAGTAGAATCTGCTACTAATAATATACTTACTTTTAATTGTTCTAAGGCTTTTGATAAAGTTATTAAGTATTCTTTACAAAACTTTGCAGGTGCTTTGTTGTGTTCGTTATACTCTAATCCAAAAGTAATTATAGAATCTTTTGATATGCCTTTAGCTATTAAAGGATTTACATAAAATTTTTCAATATCATCTAACGATAAAGCTGCTTCTTTTATTAATATAGCTATTTTATATTCATTGTCTTGATTCTGTTTGTGTAGAATGTGTTTCATATTTTTTTACTCTATAATACTTACCAAAACCTATAGAAGGTTCTTCTATGCAATCATGCCAAGAGATTTTATCAAAAGATTCTTCTAATTCTTCTCCATTCAAATATGCTTCGATCCAGGTATTTTCTGTAGTAGTCAATTTTCTCTCCCATGCTTCATCAGTAGGTGCATCAATTACACCTATACGGTAAAAAATTTGTTGTTGATAATCTCTCGCTCCTCTGCAGAGGTGAGTCTCTTTTTTGCCACTTAATCTTGGATGATGGCATATCTGAGATGCCTCAGTTATGCATCGCTCACGCACCTTGTTTGCGATCTCACGCTGACCTAAATTCATCTCGTGAAATGGGCAATATTTACACTTACTATTCATCACTGGCATACTTACTACTGATAACATCTAGCTCTCGTAAACTTAATTATTTGGTTTTACATCTCTATTAGGAAGTACTGATTTTTAGTGTCATTTAGCCTGTTCAAAGTTTTTAACTATGTCAGTTGCTTTTTGATAAAGCAAAATATCGCCTTCAGTTATTACATCAAGAAGAGCCTTAATCTCTCTCATATATACAACAGCAAATCCTGGTGAATGTTTAATAATACTTTCGCTATTGTGAATGACATCAGCTAACTTTATAGTTTTACTCTGTGCAGAGGCTCTAGCAAGATACCGTCTATCCAGTTCTTTTCTAAAGCTTCTGTTACCATCACTTTTAAGTGAAAACTCAGTCAGCTCCTTAACAAAACCAATAACTCTAGAGTTAAAACCAGCATCAGCCAGTGACTCAAAGATGTGATCGGTATCTTCAACTACATCATGCAATAAGGCGGCAATAATCATGTCACAATCGTCTGTTACCTCACCAACCATCTTAGCTACCGCAACTGGATGAATTATGTATGGCTCATCTGTATGCTTTCGTTTTTGGCCATCGTGGGCCTTTTTTGCAAATTCATAGGCGTAATCTATTGCGTCCTGACTTCTACTATGAATTATTCCATGTTCACTTCTCATTTATCCCACCCATAGTATTTATATATAGAATTAATAGTTGAATCTGGATAAATCTCTATATCCCACCCTTTACTTTCTTCAAAGAAAACTACCCCATGATT